AATCCATTAAATTCATTAAATCCACCGCCACTAAATCCATAACCTTTTGTCTTTCCTGTTTGAAGTAATGAGATTTGCTCATCAATCTCAGACCCCTTTCCCTGAAGTTTTTCAAAAACATTAAGATTTGCTTTTTGGGTTTGAAGTTGTTGTATTTTATCTTTAGTAGATCCAGGTGCTTTAGAAGTTTTTCTTTCCTGTTCATTTACAGTTCCCGGGAACATTGCAGGTATAGTAGCTCCTGCAGTAAATAAAGCAACACCGGCACCTAAAGGACTTTTGATTAATCTCAAAAGTTGAGGTACTGCAACTTTCCCTATTTGGAAGATAAACCTCCCAAGCATTCCAACTGTTCCTCGAACAAACTTACCAAAAGTTGTCCCAAATAGAACATAGGCTCCCAATAAGGCAGGCCACCAATCACCAATAAATCTTATAACAGATTTTACCTTACTTGCATTCTTTGGATCTGCTAACCAATCAAGCAATTTAATTACTACTCTACCAAGTAAAACATTAACAAGAAAATTTATTATCTTATCAAGAATAGATTTGACTGGTGCGATTACCTTTTCTGCAATCTTCTTTAGTCCTTCAAATCTCTTTTCTAATTTATTTTCGGAAGCGTCTCCCTTTTCTTTTTCCCTACGTCTTCTATCAGTTTCTAAGGAACCGGAAAGTAAATTTTGCTGCTGCTTTATTGTTTCGTGAATGGAAACAACCGCAGCAGTAATTGCAGAAATATTATCATCTAAACTTTTTGCTACTGGAGAAGTTCCAATCGCAGCAGGAAGTGCTTTTAATGATTTACTGGCAGTAATCAGTCCTTTTGTTTTTCCAATATTAAATGAAGTTGAATTTATTTTTTTACCTTTTTTTATTTGAAATCTACCTTCATTTTTCTTTCCCTTTACCCTCTTATATTCATTCGTTAATGCCTCAATCTCTTCTGTTGGAATTGTGGTTTTGGACATTCTGCCCTTTACCATTGCCTCCTTCAGAAGAGTTAAGTAAGTATCATAATCCAAGTCAAAGACATCTTCAAGACCAAGAAGTCTTAGAATTCTTTCATCTATAGATTCTTTGACATTAGAAGTGTCCATTACTCATTTGTTGTTGTTTTGCTTGCTCTTCTTCAAGATGCTGTTGTAACAATGTAACATAGACATCCCTTTCCCAAGGAATCATATTTTCAATCTCTGTTAATGAATATTTATGATATTGCATCAACGAAAAATTAAGACGAAAATAATTCTCAAGATCCATATGGATCAGGGCTATGCGAAAAAAGATGCTAACCCTTCTAACACTACTTCACTTTCAATTTCAGTGACTGGATTTTTAACTTGGATGGTATGAGAAAGTTTTGGCATCGTTTCAAAGAACTTTTCAATTTCCTTGAATTGTGACGAATTCATTGATTCTAAAAAGTCAGACAATTCTTTCTTAGTTACATCTGATGTAGACCAAACTTCATCTTTAGTATAAATTTTATCAATACAAGATCCAATCAATTCAAATGATTGGTCCATAGCATTTTTATCATTAAAATCAAAATTGCTTTTGATAAATTGGTCTAATGATGGATACTTCATTTCCATCATAATTGAAGAATCTACTTTAATTTTATTTGTATGATTCTCGTTCTTTTGAACTTGAATGTCATCAAGATTAATTTTTACTTGAACTTGGGTTTCTCCGTCATCGGGACAAATAATATTAACCTCAAGTTCTTCTCCAACAGATTTACCACGAATATTGAGAAACAAATATTCAATATCAAATGTTGGAAGTGATTCCACTTTAATATTCTTTGTAAGAATACAATTTTTAATTACTGTCTTAATTGCGGTTGTAATTTGCTTTGTATCTTCACTTTCTAAAGCAATTACAAGCAGTTTTTCTTCTTTGACTAAAAATGGTCTGTATTGAATTGTTTCTCCTGTTGATGGCAATTCAAGTTCATATGATGGGGTTGCAATCTTTGGTAAAGGCATAATGTCCTATAAAGTTCAGTATGATTATTTATGGGGTGTGGACAGATGACAAAGTGGCCCATCCCATAGTTTTTCTGCAAAAAATGCCTTATAATATAGGGACAAGCAAACAAAACAAATGCGACAAATTTTCTTTGGTCTTGTTTTTCTTTATGGAGTTGGACTTTCAACCTATTTTGGATCTTGGGGAATTAGAGATATGGAAGCTCTTGAAAAAGCAGTTTCTGTGGGAGCACATCATCAAGAAATTCGTCACAGAATGAATGTTTCTGCTGAAGGAAATTGGTTTTTACTTTCAAATTTAATCGCAGTTACAGGTGCTCTTGGAATGATTGGTTCCTATAAAAAGGATGATTAATTTACTAAAAAAAATAATAATCGCGTATTTTATATTTACAGGTGCTATTTTTGGTATGACTTATATTATATCAATATTACCTTTACCCGATCCACCGACAGATGCAAGAGAATGAGGGTCTTAATGACCCTCTTTTTTTATGCGATTATCTAAAAGAATTTATTGTAATTTCTTCTTGATTTCCAAATTGTGCTTGATATGCTCTTTCAAGAGCAGGATCAGCATATCCACCAGTTGCTCCACCAAGTGCTGCTTGTGCTCCTGCTTCAACTTTTGGATCACCAAATCCATTTCCTTGTAATGGATTATTTGCTCTGTTATAAGCAGCTTCTAATGCAGGATCACCAAATCCACTTGGAGATCTTGAAGATGATTGATCTTCTTCTTCATTTTTATTACTTCCTTGATTCAAAACATATCTGATATAAGTCATAGTTACATTACACTTAAGTAGAGATGATGAATCATAAGAAACTGGTATTGAAGTTACTGCAGTTGGAAATGATCTTATAAACTCATATTCTAAGGTCTGTCCAGTATAATCTCTTTCAAATTTTATAACTTTTAGTCCAGATGCAACATACTCTTCCACATATCTTGCTCTATAGAAATAGTGTGGATCTTTTGATCCTGAATTTTTACTTGTTTGCTTTCCAATACTTTCATCTACAATAAATTTAATCCAAGTCTCAAAAAATCTAATTGGCAAATAATTCTTTGCATCAACATAAAAAGTAAAATCAATTCCTTCGTCATAAACTCTTCTATATGCATGTCTTTCTGTTACCCCAGTAAAATCATTATTAATTTCAAGAGTTGCCAACCTTGATCCAGGAAGAGTTGCTTCGGAACATAATAAATTTAATTGTCCCTGATTATAATTTACTCCATTATCTTTAAGAAATTTTGTAAACTTTCCATTACTTGGCGCTGCAATTTCAACTTCAAAATGAGAAGTCAGTGCGGGGCGAAGTAGATTTGCTTTAATGGATGCTACTGTCCTTTTAGTAGGCATTTATAAATACTTTTTGAACCGTTATATTATGTAGTAAGGATAATGGCAGAAAGTATTAAGAGCAAATATAAACCCAATTATCCAAACAAATATAAAGGAGATCCAAATAATATTATTTGCAGGAGTAGTTGGGAAAGACGTTTCTGCTCCTGGTGTGATCTAAATGAAAATATAATTGAATGGGGAAGTGAAGAGTTTTGGATTCCATATCTCTCTCCTGTTGATAATCGTGTTCATAGATACTTTCCAGATTTTATAATCAAAGTAAAGGAAAGTGCAGGGCAGATTAAAACCTATGTGATTGAGGTCAAACCAAAGAGACAAACTCAACCACCAAAACCCAAATCAAGAGTGACAAAAGGATTTCTATACGAAGCAAAAACTTATGCAGTCAATCAGGCAAAATGGAAGGCAGCTGTAGAATTCTGTAAGGATAGAATGTTGGAATTTAAAATTATAACCGAAGACGAATTAGGTATCAAATAATGGCAGAAGGTTTCGGTCAGTATAAAGATACATATTCAACTGCAAGAATAAAAGAACTGAAAAAAAGAGTTGATGCAGCAGGCACAAGAGATCCTGAAGATCTGATGATGATTATTATTGATGTCTTTAAGGAGGAAGTATTGTATCCAGAGCCAGGAAAGTTCTATACATTCATTTATAATCCAAAAACTCCTGATATTGATTATGATCAACATCCATTAATTGCTTGTACTGATCTTCAAAAGTGGGGATTTAAGGGGATGAATTTTCATTGGAGAAAATATAGAAACTACACCTGGGAAGAAGTTGCAGGTAAATTACATGTCGTTCGTCCAAATGAACTTGACGAATTGATTGCACTAAGTTATGGAAAATTCCGTCTAAATAAATAAAAACCTTGTACTAATGTTCAAGTCTGTAAGACAGCATAACTTCGATTGTTCCTTTGTTGGAGAGGTTGTCTGATGGCTACAACAATAAACAGTGATAAGTCAGAAACAATTGTAGGCACTGGAACAAAAATATTTACATCAACAAGAACGACATATAGTGCTGATGCAAATGGAAAGATAGATCCAAAATCAGTTAAGCACGAATTGATATACTATGATGCACCATTAAGTCCTGGAGTTGTTGCTGCAACAAGTACAGAAACTTCCAGTGATTGGACATTTGCAAATAAACCCTTATCAAATAATCCTTACTTGGGGGCAGATGCACAAAAATCTTTAAAAGAGGGTGCATTAAAAAATACAACACAACAACAAATTAAAACAGCAGCAACTAAAGGAAAGGTTTCCGAAGAGCAACAAAAAGCATTATCAACTAAACAAGTTAATACTGCAACATCAGCAGGAGATGCAGAAGCTACGGCTGCTCTTGCAGCAGATCTTGCAAATGAACGAGGAGGGACAAGAAACAATTTCTCTCTTACATTAAAGTACCCAGAAAATCTGCAAGCAGAATTTCAAGATGTAATTAAATTTAATATGGTAAAATATTCACCAAAAGCACTTGCTAATAGTGGTAGCACTTTAAGTCCTTTTGCGGATAGAAGAAAAATAGATGCTTCTAACATCATAGGAACTGTTACTCTCCCAATTCCAGGAGGAATAGGTGATGCAAATGCAGTGACTTGGGGATCAGATTCGACAACAGTTTTTGGAGCAGCACTATATGATATTGCAAATAAATTTATAACAGGAGGAGGCGAATCTGGAGCAAACTCTGCAAATAATGCTGTTGATGCTGTGCAAACTAATGCAGGAGATGTAAAAACAGCACTCTCAACTAAATTTGCAGAGGCAGCATCTAACACAACAAATATGCTCTCCAGAACAAAAGGTGCTGTTTATAATCCAAATATGGAGTTATTATTTAATGGGCCTCAATTGAGACCATTTAGTTTTACATTTAGATTAAGTCCAAGAAGCGAAACAGAATCTAAAAGTGTTCGTAGTATTATTAGATTTTTTAAGCAAGGAATGTCTCCAATCAGAACAGAATCAAATCTATTTCTAAAAGCACCACATACATTTCAAATTCAGTACCTTCATAAAAATCAAGAACATAAATTTATCAATAAAATAAAAGAATGTGCATTACTTTCTTTTATTGTAAATTATACGCCAGAATCTAATTATGCAACATTTACAGATGGTGCGATGGTATCATATGAAATTCAAATGCAATTTACAGAACTTGAACCAATCTTTAATGATGATTACAGCACTCTTGATGGTAATGCAGATACACAAATAGGTTACTAAAATGGCAAATCCATACTTCCGTCAAGTTCCAAATTTTGATTATGTTAGCAGACTGCCAAATGCTAATATTGGAGATTATATTCAAGTAAAAAATATTTTCAAGAAAGGAAAACTTCGTGAAGATATTTTCCAAGACTTAGCATTCTTTGAAAAGTATAAAATCACAGGAAATGATCGTCCAGATAATGTTGCCTTTGAAGTTTATGGAG